CTATTAATAATTCTACAATTTCAAGCCTTCAATCAAATATAAACTCATTAAATAATACAGTTAACTCTACAATATCAACAAAAAATTCTTTGCAATCAACCTTAAATACAAGGGCTGCAACATTAACCAATACCATTAATAATAATATTCCAACTCCTGCCCCAATACTTGCAGAACCAATCATTGAAGGAACAACAGTAATCATTGCACCTGAATTACCAGCAGGGTATACAGCAAACACCTGGTTCTATCAAGTAATATCAAATGATCCAGACGCAGCAAACCCATATGAGGGTGGAACATATAACACAGATGGTGCTCCAGAGTCTATTCAATTAACTGGTTTGACAGAGGGTGCTTCATATACTATTAGAGTTGCTAACTGGTCTGGTCCTGTAAGTCAATATACTGAGACTGTTATTTCTATACCTGCCACACAAAGTTCTAACTTAACTACTGGCGGAGGTTCTGCTCCTTCTTATGATCCTGTTGATAACAACGAACAAACTCAACCAGACGAGACCACTCCAACTGAAGAGGATAATACAGAGACAGGAGATACTCCTGTAGATGAAACTCCTGTAGATGAGACTCCTGTTGACGAATCACCTTCTGAAGAGACTGAATCTCCCGAAACGGATACACCTGAATCTGATGACTCTTCATCCAGCGATGAACTAGAAAATATTCTTGAAGAAACTCAGGATTCTTTTGAAGAAATAGCACAAGATAATGATACCTTATCTGTAGCAGAACTACAAGATGTAGTTGCAGACTTAGTTGCAGATAGCACTTTAGATGCATCTGATATTGCAGAAGTTTTAGAAGCAATTGCTCAAGGTGGAGAAGTTTCTGAAGAAGTTGCTGCTGAAGTTTCATCTACATTAGCAGAGGGTGGATTAACAGAGGCAGAAGCAGAATTTATTACACAGATGCTTTCTGCAGATGGAGAAATAACAACAGCAGAAGTTGTTAATTTGTCAGAAGCATTGGCTGAAGATGGCAAGTTTACTTTAGCAGAAAAAGATTTAGTTGCAGATGTATTGGTTATATCAGCAGAAGGTGCTCCAGTTGAAGCGTCAGCCATAGAGGCAGCGGGACTTGAATATAGAGACCTTCCACCATTAATCCCAGTAGAGGTAAGAGAAGATGCTAATGGAAATCCAGTAGTAATTACAGCAGAAGTAGCATCAGCATTGCTTGTGTTGGAAAGTCCAGCAGCGTTATTAGGAGCAGTTGCTACTTGTTTTAATCCAGATGAAGCAATTGAAGGTTTGACAGAAGAGCAAAAATGTGAGTTAGGGAAAGCCCTGCTCAACATAGGCGCTGATATGTCTATACCAGAACGTGAAAAAGCAGAAGATATTGTGGTTGTAACAGTTATTGCTGGTCAATTAATTGTTGCTACCGCACCTAGAAGAAGGAGATAAAATGAAAAAGTTAAAAGAATGGGGTATGGCAGCCCTAAACGAAAACTTTACATTCCTTGGCTTCTTTGTCGCCTGGGTTGTATTAGAGGGCAGCGCAAAGACGGTAGTGGGGTATGTAACCCTAGCATCAGTAGCCATATGGTTTGCAACCATAGGGATTCGTAAAGAAGACGAATAAGTTTGATATAATGGGAGTATGTCAAAAATACGCATATTCCTATTGTCATCTGTTTTAGCCTTATGGCTAACTGGCTGTGGATATGACGGTCACTATCGCTATCCATGCCAAGATCCAGCAAACTGGGAATCAGCAGAATGTAAGCCACCAATTTGTACGGCTAATGGAGCATGTCCAGAAGATTTAACGTCACAAGAAGAGGTGGAGGAAACAACAAATGGCTAAAGAAAGATTAACTCCTCAAGAGTTAGATGCAAGATTAAAGTTTATCCTAGGAATTACATTAGGATCTATTTTATTTATAACTGCAACAGGAATTATGTATGCATTAATATTTGTTACACAACCAATTACAGGACAATCAGAAAATGATAAAATGTTTTTCAACGTTCTTGGTAGCGTAGCAACATTTATTACAGGAACACTTGCAGGATTATTAATTGGACAGTCTGGCGCTAAAGATGTAATGGCAGCACAGATTGCAAATAAAGAAGTTGATGCCAAAAATACAATGGCAGATAAAAAATTAGAAGCAGAAATTGATGAAGCAAAGGCACGTAGACTTGCTAAACCAGATGGTGCAATGCCAGAAGAGCAACCAGTTGATACTGATTGGGATAAATAATTATGGCAGAGCAGGGTACAGCAGAAAAATTTATTGAAGTAGCATTAGCAGAGGTAGGAACTATAGAAGGTCCTAAAGACAACGAGACAAAGTATGGAGCGTACACCAAGGCTAATTTTCAACCTTGGTGTGGAAGTTTTGTGATGTGGTGTGCCAACGAAGCAGGAGTCAAAGTTCCAAACACTGTCTACACCCCAGGTGGAGCAGCAGCATTTAAGAAATCAAATTCATGGATTGATGGTGACGTTGCTGATCCTGAGCCAGGAGATGTTGCTTATTTTGATTTCCCCTCAGATGGCGTTGATCGTATATCTCATGTCGGAATTGTCGTTAAAGATAATGAAGATGGTACAGTTTGGTGCGTTGAGGGCAACACTTCTGGTGATGCAAAAGGAAGCCAAAGAAATGGTGGAGAGGTTTGTAGAAAACTTCGTGCTTATAAGAAAAATAAAAAAGGAATAATGATTTCTATTGTAGGGTTTGGTAGGCCTAAGTTTGGATCTACCCCTGCAGGTACTGCTAAAAAATCTCAAAATAAACCTAAAACATGCTCAGAATGTGGTCAAACCATTAAATAATGGTGTTTGACTAAGCAATAATCGTTTGCTATACTTAAAGGGTATACTCTAAGGGGAATCAATATGACCGTTTTGGCTGTAGTTCGTCATGAGAATAAAATATATATGGCTGGAGATCGTGGTGCCTCTGATGATAATACAATACTTTCTTTAACAGCCCCAAAGGTTTGGAAACTTGGTCCATACCTGCTTGGATATGCAGGGGCTTTAGATGGAGAAAGAATTAGATACAATTTTAATCCATATGTTCCAGACATAAAAGACTTAGATAAATTTATGCAAACTAAATTCATTAAACAATTAAGAAATTTTTATAGTGACTGGTGGGTTGACACTGGCAAAGAGGCTGATCTTGGTTTGATTATTTGTATTAAAGGTCAAATATATGAACACAATGCAGTTGATATGTCATTATCTAAATATAACTTAGATTATTTAGCAATGGGATCTGGTGCTGAATATGCTTATGGATATTTAAATGCTACAGAAAAATCTAAAGATCCTCGTAAAAGAGTAGTTGGAGCAGTAAATGCTGCTATTAAATTTAGCCCATCCTGTATGGGACCTATTGATGTAGTAAGTATTTAAAAAAATGAAAAAAATAATAATAAAAATTAAACAATGTTTTTATATTAAAAAAATAAAAAAACAGAATAAAAAACAAAAATATGTATATTGATGATTTTGTTTTTTGGCATGAAATTCAAGGATTTTCAAAAAAACTTGATGATTATTATGAAAAAGAAAAAAATTTAAAAATATTAAAAAATTATAAACTAAATAGTTACGGTTTTCGTTCTGATGAATTTATAAAAAATCATAATAAAAAACATATTTTGTTTTCTGGATGTTCTTATACTTTTGGAACAGGACTTACTAAAGAAGAAACTTGGGCATATAATGTATACAAAAAAATTGATGAACAAGAGGGGTGTTCTGGATATTTTAATATAGGAATTTCAGGAAACTCTATTAACAACTCAATTGTAAATATATTTAAATATTGTAAAGATTTTGGAAATCCAGATGTAATATTTATTAATTTACCAGAGTCAAGGAGATTTTTTGGATTTGATGAAAAAAAATCTAAATATAGAATAACTTATCATGAAAAAAATGATTATATTTTTAAAATAAATATTTTAGTAACTTACAATAATTACTTAATGCTTGAACAATATTGTAAAAGCAATAACATTAAATTATTTAGTTTTTCATATGACACTTATAAAGTAAAAGATATGATTCCAACTAATGAACTTTTTAGAAATTTTAATTTTAAAAGTTTTTATTATATTGATGACAAAAAAATGCAAAAAGAACTTTTTTTATTAAAACAAGAACACGATAGTGAATTTTTTGATTTTGCAAGAGATACTAATAAACATAAAGGTGTTGGTTGGAATATTTGGTGGTGCAATTTTATTTATAATAAGTATTTAGAGGAATTGTAATAAATGATTATTCTTGGAATAAACGAAACATCTCATGATGCATCTGTATCTTTAATAGAAAACAATAAAATATTGTTTGCTGGACATGCTGAAAGATATAGTAAAATAAAAAATGATTGGTATACAAATAATAGTTTAATTAGTGATGTTTTACAATATGGTATGCCCGATTATATTGCCTACTATGAAAAACCCCTCTTAAAGGCCTCTAGGTTGCTTTTAAGGGGTGGTTTAGGAGATTGGAAACCACGCTTTCATTTAGATAATATTCCAAGAATATCATTTAAACACCACTATTCCCATGCAGCAGCAGGATACTATACAAGCAAATTTAATGATGCTGTTATTGTAGTATTAGATTCAATAGGAGAATACAATACATCTACCATTTGGGTTGGAGAGGGATCTTCTATTATTTTAAAAGAAAAAATTAATTATCCCTTTAGTTTTGGATTATTTTATTCTGCATTTACAAAATTAATTGGTCTAATGCCAAATCAAGAAGAATATATTATGATGGGAATGGCAGCCTATGGAGATTTTACTAAATATTTTAAAAAAATAAATTGTTACTTCCCATCTATAAAAGAACAAAAATATAACTTTCATAAAGGTATAAATGATTGGGGCTTAATAACTGAACAAGACAAATTTGATATTGCAGCAGCAGTTCAAAAGGTGTATGAATTACGTCTTACAGAATTTATGAATTATGCTAAAAAAATTACGGGCAAGCATGAGTTAGTATTTATGGGGGGGTGTGCCTTAAATTGTTCTGCAAATACAATGCTATGGAAAATATTTGATGATGTTTGGATAATGCCAAACCCTGGAGATGCTGGCTCATCTCTTGGCGCAGCAGCAGCCTTATATGGAAAGCATTTAGATTGGAAAACCCCTTATTTAGGATATGATTTAAGCGGAAAGTATCCTGTAAATAAAATTGTAAAAGAGTTATTGATCAATCAAATTGCAGCGGTAGCAATAGGAAAAGCAGAGTATGGCCCAAGAGCCTTAGGAAATAGAAGTATTCTTGCCGATCCTAGAGATTCTAATATTAAAGATAAAGTAAATAAAATTAAAAAAAGAGAATTGTTTAGACCTTTTGCACCAGTAGTACTTGAAGAACATGCAAATAAATGGTTTGACATGGATTTTAAATCTCCATATATGCAATATGCTGTTAAATGCTTACAACCAGAAAAAATACCATCAGTAGTTCATAAAGATGGAACTTCTAGGGTACAAACTGTTAACATAACCCAGCATCCAGGACTTTATGAAGTGCTTTCTAGTTGGCATGCAATTACTGGCGTTCCAGTACTTCTTAATACAAGTTTAAATATAAAAGGACAGCCATTGTTGAATGACGAAGTTGATATTAAAGAATGGGAAAGTGTTTATGGACAAAAGATATTCAGATAAAATATACGAACTTTTTAAATTAAAAGCAAATAAACTAAATTTATATACTTTTGAATCTAATGAAAAAAGTCCAAATATTGATCACGTTTTATTAGAAGCACAAAAACACAGTGCTCCTTTTAGTTATTCTATAAATTCTTATGGTTTTAGAAGTAAAGAATTTAAAGAATATTCTAAAAATAATTTAAAAATTCTTTTTGCTGGATGTTCAAACACTTTTGGAGAAGGCCTTCCAGAACAATATACCTGGTCTAAATTATTAATAAAAAAAATACAAAATAAAGAAAAAAATATAAAAATAGAAGATTACAACATATCTTATCCAGCAGCATCAATTCATTCTATTGTTAGAAATATATATTTTTTTATTGAAAAATTTGGAACTCCAGATTATTTATTTGTTATGTTTCCAGGTTGTAATAGAGATTTATATTTTTCAAATAAAAAAAATAATTTTGTAAATTGTTTGTTATGGAATGAATATTTATTATTTAAAAACTCAACTCAACAAAAATTTAATTTAAACTATGTTGAAGAAAACAATATTTTATTATCAACAACTCTGATTTATATGTTAGAAAGTTTTTGTAAAAAATCAAAAATAAAATTAGTTTGGACAAGTTGGAGAGAACAGGATAAGTATTTATTTAAAGAGTTAAACTTTAAAAATTTTTTTTCAATAAATACAAACATTAATAATTTAATTAATAATGAAGATTTGCCGTACTGGGACTTAGCAAAAGACGGATATCATCCAGGAACTGCTTGGAATATAAAAGTTTCTGAAGAATATTTTAAGATAATAAATGAAAAATAAAATAATTAAAATTTTATATTTTATAAAATATTATAAGATATATAAAAAAAATAAAAAAAATCAAGATAAATATATATATTAGGTTTGACAAGTTTTTTGCTGTATGGTATGATTAATTAACAATAAAGGAGAAAAATGAAAAAAACAATATATGTTTTAATAAGTTTGGTGTTTTCTGTTTTTATAATTCAACCAGCAAATGCAAATTTAGAAGTTGTTATGGGCTTAAATGGTCCACAAGTAGTAACAAGTTCTGCACCTCCTGCAAACTTTGGTCCAACAATTGGCGGACACAATGGTGCATCGCCTATTGCAAATGGTGGGTCTTTTGGAGTTGTTAGTCCAGAAGGAGATGTTACAAATATTGTAGTATGCCATAGTTTTTGTGCAAATGGAACCTTTGGTCCAGGAGGAGATACTGCTGCTTTACAAATGCCTAATGGTAATTCTGGTATTTGGTTTGGTCCAGGAACAACAAAATATGATAGAGAAACTAAAACTTTTACAGCAATAAATCCAATACTTGAAGAAATAACAGAAACAGATGGAAGTTCTTCTGCAAAAGTTTTTGGAAACAGAGTTTTAACTTTTAGTAGTGGAAATTTATTTGTAGATTATACTGGAAAATTAAATGGATATACTGAAAGTTGGACCAATAATTCAACAGCAACAGTTTCTACAACACAAAATTCTGTTACTGAGTCTTTAAATTTGCAAACTAGAAAAAATATTAAAGAAATAAAAGATTTAATAGAAGATTCTAATTTGTTATTACTAAACAATAAAGTAGATATATTAATTTCTTTATTAGGTTCTTGGGTTAAATAATAAAAATGAAATCTACCAAGCCATTAAACAATAAAAATAACGATACAGTTACTTTTGCATGGATTGATAATGGTTTGGTAGATGGAAAATTTGCAGATAGTTTTATAAATACTATTTTTAAATTAAAAAACAATAATATTAATGTTGTAGGTAGTTTTCGTGTAGGTGGAAACCAAATACCAAGACAAAGACAAGACTTGATTGATTATTGGTATAAAAATGTAAAAAGCGACTGGATTATGTGCATTGATTCTGACATAATTGTAACTTCAGAATCGTTTAGTTTGTTGTGGGAATCTGCAGATAAAGAATTAAGACCAGTTGTTTGCGGAGTTTATTTTGTAAGCAAAGAAAGCGAATTAAGCCTTATGGAGCCAATGCCCTCTATTTGGATGGACACAGACAATAATTACATAAATCAAATAATTTATCCGTTACCAGAAAATAAATTAATTCCAGTTGATTCTGCTGGATTTGGTTTTGTCTTAATTCATAGATCTGCAATAGAAAAAATGTATAAAATTTCTGGTAATTCTTTTATGTTTTCAGAAAATCAAGAAATTGGAAAATTTATTAGCGAAGATATATCTTTTTTTAAAAAATTAAAACAATGCAACGTTCAATTGTATGCTCATACTGGGGCATTAGTTCAGCATATAAAAAGATTTTCTTTTGATATTAATTATTATAATTTATATTGGGCTAACATAGAAGATGGAAAATTAATTAAACCAAATGTTGTTGAAAAAAAATATGAATCATTTTAACTAACGTTTATGCCCTCATGGTCTAGTGGTTATGACATCACCCTTTCACGGTGGTAACAGGGGTTCAATTCCCCTTGGGGGTACTGACATATACTATTATATTAATATAGCAGAAAGCAAAAAATGAAAAAAATATCACACATCAACATAGATCCAAATGGACTTTGCAATGCAAAGTGTTGGTTTTGTCCAGTAGCATATTTAGGTAATCCAAAAGACAACATTGGAGTTATGTCTATTGAAACAATGCAAGACATATTTAAACAATTAGATTCTGGTCGTGGAACATGGGTAGATGACTTTATATGTAATACACCAATTCACTTTAATGAGGTTTTGCTTTATCCATATTTTGAAGAAATGTTAGAACTTCATAGAAAATATAATATAAAAATGGGAATTTATACTAATGGAGTTAATTTAACTAGAGAAAAAACAGATTTAATTAAAAAATATAAAGATGTTGTCATTCAAGTTATGTTAAATGTTCCATCATTAAATGAAAAACAATGGGCGAAATTTACTGGATTTAATATTAAAATATTTCCAAAACTTATAGACAATCTTAAATATGCAGAGTCTGAACTTGTTGAATTATTTCCAAAAGAACATTTTTGTATTATGGCAAATGGCATTAATGAAAAATCATTATTTAAAAATGGTGGAACAATAGATTTGCTTGAAAAAACACCATATTATGATTTAGATGTTGATACTGGCACATTAGCAAAAATTGTTGAAGAAATGAAAACAATATTGCCAAAAATTAATATTTGGGGTAGAAACAACCTTGGAGATAGAACAAGTATTTTAGAAAAACTTAGCATTATTTCTAATCAAAATGCAATAAAAGAAAAAAACAAAGGCAAAGTAATTGGATGTTCTGCTAATTTTGATGAAACATTATATATATCTGCAACTGGAAACATGTATATATGCTGTGTAGATTTTAGTTATGAAACAGTATATGCAAATATAAAGGATAAACCAATTAAAGAAATTTGGCATAGTCTTGAAAGAAAAAAAGCATTAAAAAAGGCTTATGAAGGACTGTGTACGGACTGCTTGTATGGAGTAAGAAGTCTTGAAAATACAATAAAAACTGACAAAGTTATTTAAAAATGGTATAATTGTTTTGTACCTGCCAAAAGGGGGTACATAAATGAAACTCGCTGAAAAGGAGAATATAAAATGGTAAGTTCATTTGCACTGGATCTTTTCAAGGATCCATTTTTTATTGGCTTCAATCGTGAATTGGAGCGTTTAAGCACAGTACACAATTTAGCAACACGTCAGGCATATCCGCCATATGACATTATTAAGGTAGACGAAGATACATATAAATTATCTTTGGCTGTTGCTGGATTTGATGAAGAAAACCTTAATGTTTCTGTAGATAATGGAACATTAATTGTTAAAGGTGAAACTAATGATACAGAAGAAGGAGAAGTTGTTCATAAAGGAATTGCTTCTCGTAAATTTACTCGTACATTTGCTTTAGGCGAATATATGGAAGTAACTGGAGCAGAAATTTGTTGCGGTATGTTAAATATTAACATTGAACGCATAGTTCCAGAAGATAAAAAGCCAAAACAAATTAAAGTAAAAGTTGCTAAATAACTAGCAAACCTGTATACTTATATGACCTGGACATGTCATAAAACTGTCCATATATTAAAGGAGCGTTATGCCTAGATACGATTACAAGTGTTCTGTTTGTTCTTCACAAGTTGAGTTTGAAAAATCAATTGGTGATGACAAATATCCAATATGTTGTAATGAGTCTATGCAAAGGTTATGGAGTGCTCCCGCTACAATTTTTAACGGTAGCGGATTTTATTCAACCGACAACAGAAAGTAGATGTATAATAATACTATGACTAGCACTGTTCAAGAACATCCAAGCGTAGTTTCAAAAAAATACATACTAAGTTCCAATGATCGTTGCGATAAATGCCAAGCACAAGCATTGGTTAAAATTAAAGGGGTTTCTGGAGAATTGATGTTTTGTGGACATCATTATGAAAAAATAATGAATGATCCCAAGTCTCACGACAAGATGATGGCTTTTATGTTAGAGATTCTTGATGAACGTGAAAAATTAGCAGAAAATAGGGCGATTGGGGCAGCATAATGTATGAGTATTTTGTAAGAGAAGTTAAAAACGTTGTTGATGGAGATACCATTGACGTTATAATTGATTTAGGGTTTGATATTTTATTTTCATCCCGTGTTCGCTTGGCTGGTATTGACACTCCAGAATCAAGAACAACAGACAAGGTTGAAAAAGCACTTGGTCTTGAGGCTAAAGAATACTTAAAAAAACACCTTAAAGATGCCAAGACAATTGTGATTCGTACAGAAAAAATGAATTCATCAGAAAAATATGGTCGTATTCTTGGTTGGGTATATGTAAATGGAGAATCTGAATCATTAAATAATAAAATGATTAATGATGGTTACGCTTGGGGATACCTTGGCGAAACTAAAGTTAAAGACTTTGATGCATTAAAAAAGGCTAGAGTTAAATCTGGTAAATAAAAATATGACTAATGATGACGAATGGAATGAGTCACACATTGGCTTTGCTGGATTACCAAGACCATTTTCAAAAGTTTTAAAACAACATCAAGTATCGCATGCCTTGGCTCCAAAAGTACCAATACCTTGGCAATCTAGAGCACAAAACGATCAAAATGGATTTTTAAGAATAGTACAAGAAAATGAAGATATTGTTTATAATAAAAATTTATGTTCTTATTGTGGAGTAAAGATAAATAATGAAGATAATGTTGTTAGATGGAAAAACAAAGAATTAGATAAAATAAAACATGATGGAAGATTTGTTTTATCAGATATACATCCATTGCATTTAATTTGTATGAAACAAACAAGGGTGTACTGTCCAGGAATGAAGAAAAAAAAAGAAGAAGAGTTTGAATATGGAAAATATTCAGATTTAAACAAAAATGCAAAAATAGAAAGAGAGTTTGTATTTAAACTAATGATAGAAAATTTCGCTAATGTTTTTTATTTTACTGCAGATTGGTGTCAACCATGCAAAAATATTAAGCCAATAATAAAAGAAATAAATAGAGATAGATCTGGATTAAAGTTTCACATGATTGATGCAGATATAGAAAAAGAATTAGTTAAAAAATTTAAAATTCAATCTTTGCCAACTTTCATAATTATTAATCAAGGCAAAGAAATAAAAAGGATGATTGGTTTACAAACAAAAGAAAAATTGCAAGAGTTTTTAACTTTTGCTGAAACGGGGAACCATGAAGAAGTTGTTCAAAAGGATCTTTAATCCAGATGGAAAAAATATGATTTCAGATGAAAATAAAATGATTGAAAAATTAATTCTTGAAGGAGCATTAGAGGTTGCTGGTATTGATTCTGAAGATGGATCATTGTTATATTCATTTACACCCAAAATTGAGCAGGTAATGCCAGAACTATACCATGATCATATGAATTCAGTAAATGCTGAAATACTTTCTTTATGGGAACGTGGATATGTAGACATAGATTTTCTATCCAAAGATCCAATAATTACACTTGGTCCAAAATCTTATGATAGTGAAGCAATGTCTAAACTGACTAAACGTGAAAAATGGTCTATTGAAGAACTTAAAAGGCTATCAGGTAAGCACCCAAACAACTAAATACTGCTATAATAGACATTATGCCATATCATGTAGGTGCTAAGGGATCATACGGTTGTGAAGGCTACCCTGCCGTAAAAGACGACGGTACAGTAATGGGTTGTCACAAATCAAAAGGTGCTGCTGCACGTCAAATTTATGCTATTAATATTAGCGAAGGAAACATTGGAAAAGCAATGGTAAAAGAAGGCGATATGGTTATGGCGCCAAATGATGATGAAGTTTATGTTGGTCGTGTTGTTCATGTAATGAAAGATGGTATGTTAGGATTTCCTGGATCTGAATATGCAATTGCAGCATCTGCTACAGAACCTGCACTTTTAATTCAATTATTTGAAATGGAAGAAGGCGGATTAGAAGAGACAGAATACTTTATTGGAGTAGCAGCATCAGAGGTTATGGCAATGCCATCTCTTGAATCAAATGTTGGTATGGATAAAATGATAAAAGAAGTACAAACAAATATAATTAATAAAAGTTATTACTCAGACAACGAAGAAGAAGATAAATGGGACAACATGGAAAAAGCATGTTGGGTTGGATATGAGCAACAAGGTATGAAAGAAAAAAATGGTCGCATGGTTCCAAATTGCGTTCCAGTTAAAAAATCAGAAGAGATTGATAAAGCAAAAAAACCAAATTATGATGAATTTATTAAACCACGTAGTGGTGGAAGTA